ATTCCTTTTGAAAGTATTTTTACTATGATTATTAAACATTATTCTCTGTTTTATGACACAAAAAAAGTCTTTTATTACTTGAGACAATTTAAATGTTATGGTCTAATCACAAAACAAAGAACATATAGTCCCATAATAAACTTGTTGTATAAAACTAATGATGTTTATAATTTAGTTCAAATCTACAGAGAAACCAGGAAAATGAATGTTTGTATTTCTACCCAAGATTTTAGCAAAATCCTAAGTTGTTTTATGAAATATAAATTACCAAATATATCTAAATACATACTAGATATTCAAACTTATCTTAACATTTTGGATAAATCATGTCTACAAATATTAGAACCATTTATCAAAGAAGTTCCCACAGCCGAAACTAAATTAAAAAATATAGATTTGTCTGATGTTGCCAAAGATAAAATTATTTTAGAAATTCAAAAAACTATGCTTGGATTGGCACATAAAAACTTCTTGAAATTCAAGAGTTGGATCAAAACAAAATATTCTCAAAGTTCAAATCATGTTATTTTAGATGGTGCTAATATAGGATATTTTAATAATCGTCCAGATAAAGGAAATTCAATATCTTTTAGACAAATTGATAAAGTTGTTGAAAATTACAGAGGAAACCAAGTTGTTTTGATTCTACATAATCGACACTTTCGCAAGATTAGAAATTCAGAAGATAAGAAAATAATTAATAAATGGATGAAAAGAAATATATTATATAAAACTCCAAATGGCTGTAACGATGATTTATATTGGATCTATGGAATGTTGTATTTATCTAAATCTTCCAATAGTTTTTTAGTAACAAATGATAAACTCAGAGATCATGTTTTTAGCATGATTGGAAAAATACTGGGAAATTTTAATAAAGATTTATTTAGGCATTTCATGAATAATTATGTTGTTAAATATGACTTTAATGAGGACGAATTCATTCCATATTCACTCCCTAAATTTACTTACTCTATTCAAAAAATTTATTTGGAACAAGAAGATAAATCAGAAATATTTGATGATTTGGATTCTAAAAATTGGATTATTCCAATCATGACAAACAAAATTAAATTATATTCTTTGATTCATATCCACTGATAATTCCCAACACAATGTAAAGTTACAAGTTTAGAACTAACATCATCCACAATTACTAAATAAGAGCGGACATGACTTGATTTCACAGAAGCACCACCCTCAATACTCACACTTCCATCAGATGGTTCTTTCAATATTATATCTGTTCCACTCGAAGCAAGATTAGGATTTCCATTTTTCAAAAAAAATAAAAATGATGAACCCACAGTAACTTTATTTATTTTATTTATTATGTCATTACCATTTGGTAATGTAATATTTTTATTTGAAGCGGTATTATTATTCATTGAAAATAAACCACCCGCTAATTCTTGTGCTGACATTGAATAATTTTGAGGTGAAATATCTGTTATAATTCTTTTAGATGTTAATAAATCATGTGTTGTTAGTTTGGTAAATGTTCCTTCATTTGGCATCTGACTTCCTATTTTTGTATTATCAACGATACCTCCATCAATGGTCAAATCATTATCAATATATCCATTTGATATAGAGTCTCCTTGCCAAGTTCCATTTCCAATCACGCCTAATTTTGTAACTGATGTTAAATTCCCAGGACATAAAGCTTTCGTGGTGTCTGTTCCAGTAGATGCTTCGCCATTGCTGGCAATATCCAAACCCTTCTTATATTCAGAATCTCCAACCATCAAAACCATCGATTTCTCATTATCTCCCAACTGTATTACATTACTCCCATTTGGATAAGCATTAGTACCTATTGATATTGTGTCTGAGTAAGAATCATCTTCTTTTGGACCTGACAATTTACCAATGGCAATATTTCTATTTTGGGTAATATGTCTTCCAGCATCAACTCCTATTGCTATATTTTCATCCCCTTCTATATTATCATATAGAGAATTTAAACCTAATGAAACATTTCTGTTCCCTTCTGTAATATTGTAACCAGAGTTTTTCCCACCACATGTGTTACCCTCACCATTTGTAATTTTGGATAGTGCATCTGCTGCACTTGATGTCGAAAGTGTTGTTGATATTCTAATATTTGACATTTATATAATATTTTAGATTTATTTTTAAATTTATCAGTTAATTAAATATCCATTTTGTTTAATTTAATATCAACTTCAATTAAAGTTTGTGATTTTTTTTCATTGAAAATTTCTTGGTTGATAATAAATGACTGGTGGTTTGATTCAACTGGTTGCTTATGGTGAGCAAGATATTCATTTAACAGGAAATCCACAAATAACATTTTTAAAAAAAGTTTACAAACAACACACAAATTTTTCTAAAGAATCTATTCCAATACTTCTTGGAAATAATCCATCATTTGGAAAAAAAATCACTTGTGAAATTGAAAGAAAAGGAGATTTACTACATAAAATATATTTAGAAATACACTTGGAATGTTCTCAATATTATAATTTAGAAACTGTGGTTTATGATAATGGTCTTTCTTTTATTGATTATGTGGAAATAGAAATAGGTGGTCAATTGATGGATAAACATTATGGAGAATGGATGTACATCTGGACTGATTTAACATATCCAATGAACAAAAAACTTGTGTTGGATCAAATGTTATCACCATCCATCAAATCTACTGAATATCCACATAGAGGTGTTATTTATATTCCATTAAATTTTTGGTTCAATAACAATATAGGTTTGGCACTTCCTTTAATAGCTTTACAATATCACCCAGTTAAAATTAATGTTCAATTTAATTCTTTGAAAAAAATTTGGAGCAATTTATTAACATCCAAAAATAATGATCTCACTTTGGAAATGAGTTCAGTTTTTCTATATTGTGATTATATATATTTGGATACTAACGAAAGAAGATATTTTGCTAAAAATTCTCATGAATATTTGATAGAACAAGTCCAAAGAAATCAATATTCCATTCATTCTAAAAGTTTAATGGAAAATATAGATCTTAATTTGAATCATCCAGTCAAAGAATTAGTTTGGATTATTCAAAATATTTATGCCAATTCAAAAGAAAATGGTTTACTAATTGATAAAAATTATAATATTTTTAATAATGAACATGTGAGTAATGATAATCCTGTGTTATTTGATATATTCAACAAAAATAGTAGTGTTCCTAAAACAAATAACACACCAGATACACCACCAACAATTAGTAATGTGTATTATTATGGTCAAGATGAAAATGATGTGAGTGGAAAATCATTGGGAAATTTTATTTTTAATTTCAACAGAGGTTTAGCAACTAAAGGAGTTAATAACAAAGACCAATTTGAATGGGCAACTCTTAAATTAAATGGTTCAGATAGATTTAGAAGACGTTCATCATCATATTTCAGATTGGTACAAAGATTTCAACACCATACTGGTACGGGTGTTCAATTGATAAAAGGTTTTAAAGCATCTGACGCATTTGATTCCATCGAAATTCATCAACCATCCATTTACATGTACAGTTTTGCTGTTGAACCAGAAAAACATCAACCAAGCGGAACTTGTAATTTTAGCAGAATAGACAATGCTGTTCTACATTTAGAATTACACAAATCTCAAAATCTTGGAAAAACTTCAGATGATGGGGATTCTCAAATTGAAAGAAGATTTAGGTTGTACGCCATCAATTATAATATTCTTAAAATAGAAAGTGGAATGGGAGGTTTGTTGTACACTAATTAAAAATCCATTAAAAAATTATATTTCATCATTATCCACTGTATCATGAAGTTCTTTTAACAATGGTTTTGTTATTTCTTGTTTAGATCTGATATATTTGTCTTTACACCAATGAAGATTTAAAACGCCGTTTTTATACAACAAAGTTTGCCCGTTTCAGGACAGGTAAATTTTGGTTTTGATGTATCATGTAATATACCTGATGAATTTCTATTCGCTTCGCTCCATTTGAGTTTGAATTTTGCAATCCATCCTTCTACATAAATAACTTGGTTTTTCTATCCGGTGGATACAATTACATGCTATTTTGTAGATGTTTTTTGCTCCATTATAATCTCTATTCCATACATTAGCACAGTTTTTACGACTAAGCAACCCATGAACTAATCTTATATTATCACGGAATGGTTTTGGATTTTCCCTGACCATAAATTTCCCACATTTCCCACATTTCCCTCCATTACATTTAGAACATTTACAACTTGTTCTATCCTTTGATGGACCGAACATATTTATTAAAATATATTTTTGTTTTAATTTATGACCATACAAGAAGTATAAATAAATATATTTTTCGACAAATATTGATTGAAATCATTATATGAACATACTAAAGTCCATTAAAGGATACTCGTCTATCAAATAGACTTCGTATCCACTTTTCTTAAACAATGTTCACATGCATTTTCCTTTTATTGGTTTTTTGAATTTCATATGTTTTCGTTGTTCGTAATCTCCAAAACATACAATAGTTTCTTTTTTATTACCAAATATTTTTTTGAATTGATTGATTAGTTTTTGTTCGCTTTTTAATCTGTTCCAATAACTATTTAGTTTTAATTTTCTGAATAAGATTTTTTCATAAAACTTGAATATATTAAAGTTCATTTCATTTTTCACTTTACGATACTCCTTAAATTTAGATATGTTTAATGATTATATTTATATAATTCAGTTTCCCATTCAATTATAGTTTTATCTTTAATTTTAGTTTTCTTTTGTTCCAATAATATTTTTTCATGTTTTTTACTTTTTGTTTCCTTTTGTCTTCTATCTTAACTATGTTCATTCATATCTTTATCACTTGAATCAACACAGTAAATCAAATCGCACTTCTCAGGATCGATTGCTACAATATTTTTATTTTGTAAATTAGAATAATCTTTAACATTATCTATATATTGTTCTTTGTTAGGTATTTTATTCATTCGTATTCTTTTACCTACTTTGTCTTTTCTCAATAATAAAATAAAACAACTTACACCATCGGTTTCTATCATGTGATGAAATGAATACCATTTTTTACTAAAACATTGTTTTTCTGTTCTAAAAAAGAAATTCCAAATTTTATCCTCAAATCGTTTAAGATTTCCTTTGAATAGATAATCACTTTTCTTTCCTTGTTTTTTTGTCATTAAAAGATGAATTAATGTTGTTGTATCTAATCTAATATGTTTAGGTATAATATCATTTCTCATAGGAAAAGGATTATTTGTTGAATATTCTCTTTTCTCTGCTTGTTTCATCATATAAATCATACATACCAGATAATCTTGTGGATTACATTGTAAATCGTAATATCCTTTAGAGACCTATGGTGTATTTTTACACCATGGTTTCTGGAGGGAAAGACTGTAGTTGACCAACTTGTTGGGCCACGAAAGGATAAATCATTTTTTCTAAACCTATCTTTATTAGGAATTACTAATTTATGTTCTTTAATCCATTTATGATGTAATAATCAAACATTAAAATATTTATTAGAGAAATAATCCAAATAATAAAAAAAATATAAATAGATGAATCAAAAAAATTTAATAGAAGACAAGAGTCCAAATGGTACAAAATGTTCAATTCGTTTTGGAAAAAATACAAAAAATTGGGCCATAAATTTATGAAATCCGAAACAATTTTAAAATTCGTAAATAAAACAAATGATTTTTTTTGTTGACCAGTTATTTTAATTACCACAGTTTGTGAATAATCAAAAATTTGATTTTGAAATTTTTCGTTTTTTCAACAATACAATCCAATGGACCAAAAACCAAAATGTGGAGTGTGTGTTGGAAATGGTACAGTACAAGTTACATGTTTTAAAGGTTGTAATGGTTCTGGTCAAGTGTTGTGCAATGGTGAATATTATGGTTGTCGAGGTTGTGGTGGTGATGGAAACACGACATATGGTCGTCCTACCGTTAGGGGAAATGGGAGAATTTCCGTAACTTGTATTGAATGTGATGGAACTGGTATCAAAAAGGAATCAGTTTTAGAAGAAAAAGTAATGGAAATGAGAGCTGAACATGAAAAAAAATTATTTGAATTACAAGATGCCCAACATGAACAACTTTCGGTTATTTGTAAAAATGAAGAAAAATTGCGTAAAATTATAGATGGTCATCAATCTACCATTGGCGAACTAAACAAACAAAATTCTAAATTATCAGAAACAAATAAATTATTGTTAAAAAATCAACAAATCATATCTGAACATATCAGCCACGCTTCATATGAATATAGCAAAATAATGATGGTTATTTGTCAAAAATTAAAAATGCTAAAAAATGATGAGTATAAATCATTATTAAGTCATGTGGAACAATTTACTTGTAAACCAAAATTATTGAAATAATTATTTTTACACTTTCGCCAATCATATTTTTTTTTTACAGAATTTGGCACAGGGTGGATTTGCTATTTGGAAATTTAAGAAAATCATATTTTGTAATATTTGATTTATCCCCACAAAATATTTCATTGATCAAAGATATTCTTTTTTCGTTAATTTCATTGAAATGTAATAATTTTTTCCATTGTATGTTTTGTTGTGTAAGAATGATTTGTTCCAAGATTATTATTAAAAATAATCAATGATAATCCTAATGGAATATTCAAAAATATGATTATTTTTAACTCAATTTATTTTGCAAGTTCAAGACAACTGATTTTTTATTGATAATATTAATTTTATCAATAATCACTTTACAAGGATCAATATAATTGTTTCCTATCAAAACAATGGGTAATTCTGTACACGCAACAATGAAATACTTATGTCCCTTTTTTTTTAATTGTTTGATAATTTTGTTCAAAAGTTTTTTTGAATATTTATATTTTTTTTTTTTGATCAAATAAATTGCTTTAGATACTTTTTTTTGTTGATTTTTATTTGGATAACAAAAACTAATATTTAATTTTGATAAATATTTATCATATAATCCCATTTTGTTTGTTGCTAACGTTGATAAAATACATATATCATTATATTTTTTATTTTTGATGTATTTGCAAGTTTCTTCTATAATACTTATGAAAGGTTTTGATATTGATTTCTTAATGTCTTCTTCCCAATAATGAGCTGTATTACAAGTTATTATTATATGACTGACACAATTATTTTCTAATAATTTGACATTTTTAATTAACATTTTTCCAATCTTTTCAATTTCAATATTATTTCCTGATAGTAAAGTTGAAGATCTATCAGGAATTTCAGGAGTTGAAATTAAAAGATATGGTATATGTTCCTGTTCCTTTTTAATTGGTGTTAAATCATTTAACTTTTGTAAAAAATCTATTGTTGCATTAGGCCCCATACCACCGATTATTCCTAAAAACATAACACTACTAAATCAATATATAAAAAAATAATTGTTTAAATATCACAATAATCATTAAAACATCTATCAAATATTTGGAAAAATTATTTTAACTAAATTATCAATGATAAATCATCATAAAGTTCTTTTTTTGTTCTTTTTTTATCTTTTCCATTCACAACCTTCATTATATCAATATTAGAAGATTTTGCCATTTTTTGCAAATCAAATAATTTGTATGAACCAATACCCTTTAATTTTTTACCAAAAGGATTATAAATTTTTCCAAATTTTCCATTTATTATTTTTTTTAAATTATTTTGTTCAAAATAATTGTTGAAACAATGAAGTGGACAATATTTTTTATCAAGATGAATCAATAGAACAGATTTTCTATTCTTATCAAATTGAAGGTATGGTTTAAATTCATCATGTTCTTTAAAATAAATTAGAACATTTATATTAAAATAATCCATCAAATATTTTTGACCGTTTAAGTCCAACAAAAGATTGTTCATTAATTGAGATGTCAATTTACTTTTCTTAATTCTTTTTTTGTGATAATTAAATTTGTTATGATAATTTTTTTCATCTAACTCAACTCCCATTTTTAGTTTTAGAGTTTTTAAATATAATTCTTTTTCTTTTTTATTTAACACCAGAAATATGTCAGACAACAATGTCATAACACATTCTGAAAAACAATCTAAACATTCCAGGTTATTAACCAAATTAAATTCTCTGTTTGAAATATTTACAGTGTTAAAATCCAAATTTTTGATGGAATCATCCTGTGATTTAAAATTATTATCAGAATTAAAACAATAATTAATTTTACAACAGGTGTTTTTGTGTAATTTTGTGTCTGATTTCACATTTGATTTGTCTAATTTAACATCAATTTTTTTTCCAGATAAATCATGATTTTTCATATCATCAAACAATTTTGTTGGATTAAACTTTGGATCATAATCAATTTTTTGTGTGAAATAATTATTATTGAAATCTAAATTAAAAGATTTATATTTTTTATTTCTTATTTTTTCAATTACACAATTAAAATTTTTATCTCTTTGATTCATGATTGTACTTGTCACAAAACATAAAATTTAAATCAAATTTCTTTTTTGTACTGATGAAAATTTGAGTGATAATTTTATCTGGGAGAAACCTCAAATGATCCAAAGATAAAATATGGAATTTGTTTTTTAGAACAGAAAAACAATATAAAGGTTTTACTAACAATGGGTTCAATTTTTCCCAGCCATAAACAAACCATTTTTTTAATTGCGGATCACATGCCAATTAAAGACTAAATGAGTTGTTATTTGCTGCACATATTTTGTTTCATAAACATGATAACTGAAATGGATCAATCATAATAAACCTCATTTCAATATTATACTGTTTTTTAATTGCGAATGACCAGGCCGAGTTTTTTTTAACAAGTAGCAAAGGTATAAAGTCCAATATCGTAAAAATTTGAAGACATGAAGATTTAAAATATAACTTATTATTATACTATCATGAGATTAGATAAAACAAATAATGACATATTGAATTATCAATTGGTCTATGCTATGATAGATAAATATTTAGAACATGAGATAGTTTTTAACAACAGCACTCTTGGAAAAGAAACAATAACACATGACAAATTCATAGCATTAACTAAAAGACTTTCTAACCTAAAAGACGATAAAGGTCATAAATATCTTCTTTCTTCAAAAGATAAAGAAGAATTGGATATTTCAATTAAAGGACAATATTTAAGATGTACTTTGAATAGAAAAGAAGATATTATAGATTTTTGTAAAGATAGAGTTTTAAAAAAAGACTACAACTATATTATTTTATTCAAGGATAGACATCAATGGACATCTCCTATAAATGATAAAATAGGTAAATTTACATATTTTACGGATAGAGATTATAATTTTAGATCAAATCTAAAAGTTGAGTATGACTGTACAACTAAAATATCCGAATTTGTAAGACAACATTCATTGGTAAAAAAACAAAAAAAAGATTTATTGACAGCTCCAAAATTTATAAATTTATTAAAATTTTTCAGATTTAAAAAAAGATATTCTTATGTGTCAAGAGATAAATTATTTAGAATTGATATTACCATAGTTAAAAGTTCAAAAAAATATAGCAAAAATTTCCATGAATCTGGAACACTTGAAAATGATAATGAATATGAAATAGAAATTGAATATATTGGTGATCAAATCCATCGAAAAGAAAACCTCATTGATGATGATAACAATATAATTTTAACATCAGAATTTCAAAATGTTAAAAAAAGTCTGTTTAGAAATATAGGATGTGTTTTACAAATTCTTCAAAATAGTTTTTATGTGATTAGTAAAAGAGAAACTCGTCTGGTAATAGATATTTTTCATAATTTTATCAAAAAAACACTTTTTGATAGATTAATAACAAAACAAAACTATTTAATATCCATATGTGAAAAAACATCCATTGAAGATATTGATTCAGTTATAGATAAATGTCCCTTATGTATTAAAGATTTCAATAATGTTTTAAAATTGAGAACCACAAAAATTCCAGATATTCTAAGGAAATATAGAAATGAACTTAAAAATGTCGAAGAATTAATCAGAAAATTAAAAAAAAATAATTATTCTAGGAAAATTGGACCTAAACCTGTAACATTAGAAATAAACAATTTGGATGTTTCAAATTCTGTTAATATAATCAATATTAATTCAGATTTTGGAAAAAATGGAACATTATATACAGTCACAGATAAAGCAGAAGGTGATGGTAATCTTCTATACACATTAGGAACTAAACATCTATCCAAAGATTATTTAGATTTCATAAGTAAAAATTTTTATAGAGGAAAAACACATGAACCAGAACAATTCAAACAAATATTGGACAAAATAACTGGAAATTTGTATATGATTGATGGAAATAACAATGTGATTTTTACAGGATGTAAATTGAACAAAGAACTAACAAACACATTGTTGAATGGTGAATATATGAGATCTGATAATAAAAACAGATTGATATCTCATTATTTGGCATATGACATATATTCTGATAAAGGAATAGATGTATCAGAATTACCCTTTATGATTTCAAATAAATGTTTAAAAACTGATGTTGAAACACCATCAAGATTAAATCATCTTCATAAATTTATCAATAATATAAGTGAAAATGGGGTAATTGATAAAAAAGTTTTTTTTAGATGTAGTGTTAAAAATTTCTATTTAGCAAATAAAGATGATAAATCTATTTTTAAATTATCATCACATCTATGGAATAAATATAAAAGTGGAATGATAAATTATAAACTTGATGGAATGATATACACACCTGCTAATTATCCAGTGGGTTATTCACCTATCATTGTAAAAAGTGATACTGATTTGAAAATTAACAACTATGATATTAACATTGGAAAAACATGGGAATATAATCTCAAATGGAAACCAGCAGAAGATAATAGTATTGATTTTTTAATAAAATTTCAAAAAAATGATGATTCAAAAGACAAAATCATATCACAGTATGGAATTGATGGTAAGTCCAAAAATTATAAAATAGCTCATTTATATTGTGGTGGCTATGTTTATTCCAATATCTGTTTTCCAGAAAACAAAACAATTAAACAATATCGAGCTAAAAGATTTATTCCAATATCTCCTTATGATAACACAGCTTTTATTGCTTATTTAGAAATCAAAGATGGTGATAAAACCAATACAAGAGATTTATGGAATAACATGATCATTGAAGATGATACTATCGTGGAATTTTCATATGGTCATTTTGATGAAACTAAATTAGATTTCAAAAAAGAAAATTTCTTGAGATGGATTCCTTTGAGAACAAGACATGATAAAACACAATCCTATAAATATAGTTCAAAAGATAAAAACAACAAAATAAACATAATTAGAAATTTTCTATTTGAAAAAAAATTTTTGATTCTGTACCTGAATTTCTTTGTGAAAAATATTGACAAGATTTTTTTGAATGATATTAGAAAATTATCTAGTTCAGACATTAGAGAAATTATGAGATTTTTTGATGAAATTAAAGAAATAATACAAGATATTTTAGAATTGGATTCTAAAAATGGTTCAGATTCCAAAATCCTCGATAAACTTAAAAACATAATTCAAATTTTGGCAGATGAAAATTTATTTGAAATAATAAAAAAATATGAATTTAAGTGTAGAAAAGAATCATCAAAAGACCATTTTCATTTTAACAAAAAATTATCTCAATTTAAAAAAATTATCACTATTCGTTCTCTTAGGTACAGTGTGAATTCAAGTGATGGATTATATAGTTTTGATTTGATTAATTCAAGGAATTGGTTAAAAGATGTGTTATTGTCATTAATCCATAAAAATAATTCTAAATTTCTGTTAAATTTAAATAATATAAATGTTAGAATTCCATTTGGGAATGATTTTAAAACAGCAAATAGCAATTGGAGAAATATTCATAACCCCATTACTGAATATATGATTACTACTGGTGAAGGAATAATTAGTAAAGAAGAATATTATTCTAATACAGATTTAGTATCGATTAGAAATCAAAGTCCAAGTATCAATTTGAGAAAATTCCATAATTTTGTTAAAGATTTACTGTTGGAGAATATAGTGAATCTTTTGGACATTTCTAAAATAAATCTTTTAGAATTAGCATGTGGAAAAGCCCAAGATCTTCATAAATGGAGACGTCATGGAATAGCCAATGTTGTAGGAATTGATATCAATGAAGATAATATTGAAAATCAAGTTAATGGTGCTTGTGCCAGATTTATTAATTGCCAAGAAAAATATGATAACTGTGGAAATATTGATTTTTTGGTTGGAGACATAAGTAAAAATATTTTGAATGGAAATGCTTTTGATAATTCTAATAAAGGCTTAATTTACAAAAGAGCATTTGATAAATTATGGTTCAAAAATTCTTTAAAATTTTCAGAAAAAAAATTCCATATTGTGAGCATTCAATTTGCTATCCATTATTTGTTCAAAAACAAAGATTGTATTGATAATTTGATCAAAAATATTGATGAAAATCTTGTGGAGGGTGGTTATTTAATTGGAACTTGTTTTGATGGAAAAAAAATATGGAATGAATTAAAAAATTTCAAAAAATATGATAGTCTTAGTGATTTTGATAAAAATAACAATGTTTTATGGAAATTGATTAAAAAATATGACAACATAAAAAATAAGGATAGAACAGAATTTCCAAATGATGAAAAATCATTAAATCATCTTATTCAAGTTTATATAAGTAGCATTAAAAAAGCTCACAATGAATATTTGGTTAATTTAGATTATTTAACAATAGAATTAAAAAAAAAAAATATTAAAATATTGGAATCTCCTGATGAAGATAAATTATTGAACATGGATAATAAAGGTGAATTTTCAGATATTTTTAAAAAATATTTGGAATCACCAAAAATTGGAAAACATTTAAAAAAAATGAGAAAATCAGATAAACAATTTAGTTTTATGAATAGATATTTCATTTTTAAGAAATATAAAAAATTAGATGATGATACCATCATAAATTCTATTTCTGAAGAAATTATTTCATCTGAATCTTCTGAAAAAGATTTTGTTCAAAATTTAATGAGTGCTAAAAAACAAAATAAAAAATCTGTAAAAATATTGGAAATTAAAATAATAAAAAAATTAAAAGAAAGAAATATTCCAGAAGATAAATATTCAGTTTTTATTTCAAGAATTTTGGAAGAATTATTTGGACATGTACATATCGAAGATTCTAAAGTTGATGAAACTAAGGTTTATGAATGTTTAGAAGAAATGAAAAAATTCTTTGAAGAATATGAAAAATTTCTAAAAGGAAGACAAGATTGGGAAATGTTACATGAACAAATGAAACGAACTTCTTCGCACACCATAGAAGAATGTTTTAATATTATCAAAGATTACAGAGATGAATTATTTAAATTGGATATGTTCAATTTGGAAATTTTTCAAAAATATTGGAAAGAATATTCAAATAAATTATTTTATAACAACATAGAAACAGGAAATGTTCAGGAAAATAAAAAATTAATTTCTAAACAACAACAACAAAAATCAATGATATTACTTTCAGAATGTTCGAACGATTTTATGGACAAATATGGTACTGAAGATTATAATTATAAAAATACTCTTTTTAATAAATATTTGGTTAGAAACAAAACAAATATTAAAATTTATTCTAAAATATTAAATCTGTTAAAACATGACATAGATGATATTTCATCTTCTTATTTGGATATCAATTATAAATTTATCACACATGGTAATTTTAAAAATGAGTTAGAAAAATGGGAACAAAACGTCAAATCTTTTCGAGGAACTATTCCCAAAAAATCATCTAAAAAAAAAATTAAAACTGATAAATCTAAAAAAACTAAAAAAACCAAACCTGATACAAAAAAATTAAAAATTGGAAAAAAAAAAAAAATTAAAAAAAAATTAAAAATTAGTAAATCTTCATTTCAAACTGGTGGTTCATCTAACAAAACATCCATATTTAACTCAATGTCCGATGAAAGTGATATTTGTACAAATATGATAAATTATGATGAATTTTATGTTTCTACAATGAAAAAACTTAGAAAATTTGTTCAACAATATAAAAACTATAAAAAATATAAAAATATTTCGTTAGATAATTTGGAAATGGTCAAAAATGTTAAAAAAACAATGAAATATATGATTTTTTTAGATAAAATAATTAAAAATAAAATTATAATATCTAATGAACTTTTAGATTTTGATGAAATACACCATTTTATTTATGAATATAATGATTTAAGAGCTGAAATCAAAAAACATTTACAATCGGATAATTGATTAATTTTAGGTCATCCAAGTACAAATGATTGTACAATTGAAAAAATCAATGATATTGCTTGGTAATTTCCTTTAATGAGAGTGGTTTTAATTCATATTTGTTAAAAATAAATTAGGATTCGTGTAATGATTATAAATTCTGCTAATTATAAGTTTATTGAAGAACAGTGTAAATAATTAAATAGTGTTATTTACACTGATGAAGATTTAAAATTATTTTTGATAATGAGTAATAAAATTATGATTATGATAATAAAAATTAACAATAAAAGAATAAAAAGACTTATAATATATGGCTGAATCCTTCTAAATGTGTAATTTACAAGTGGATTTGTTATATTATTATTAATTTTGTTTATGTTGGTATCTTTTTTTATTTCAACCAAAATCTTATCTAATATTTCATTTGTTAAGTTTTTTAACATTAATTTTTATTTAGATATTTTATTTGACAATTTAGAACGGTGTGTATTTTAGACCTTTTTAACTGTTTATATGAAAGTTTCCAAAGGTGTGAATAGGTGATGTTAAGAGAAAAAAATAATTTAAATAACAAAAAACCATATAAAATTTATTAGAAAATGGTTAAATCTAATCCAGATATACCAATGATTAATTTACATTTGGAAATGTCCAAAATTAAAAATTTCAAGACAAACATAACAAGAAAAAAATCAACTTTCAAACATTTTCCAAAAACATTTTCCAAAAACATTATGGGAAAACCAAAAATTAAAAACTTTTTTCTAAATTTCAATTTTAACAATAGAATCAAAATCATCATTCAAATTCAAATTGAATTCAACAGTTAAAAAAATATTTTTGATTGTTTCATCATCACCATATTTAGTTATTTTAATAACTCTTAGATTTTTTTTAATTGTCACATTATTTTTACTTAAATTCATGTGAATTGTCATTTTAACATTATTTTTAGTTTCAGCAATAAAAGCATTGTTACATAATATTGAGTTTTGAATTTCTTGAATTATAAATGCCAAAGCTCCTTGTGTACAAATTAATCCAAATTTATCAGAAATATCACTATTGTAATGTTTTTTAATTATACATTTAGCAACAATAGGATTTTTCACACATTTTCCGTCAATGTACAAACATGTTCTTGAAATATCCATGTTAAATTGGTCCCATATTTCTTTTTCATTATATTTTGAAAATAACCCAGAATTACATTTGTTCAAAATTATTAACATCTCATCTTTGTTTTTTTCACTAATTAATTTTGGAAAATTTCTCTCCAAATTATAATCAATATTTACAAATGGTGTGAAAATTATTTTATTTTTTAGAATTTCATCTAAAATATGTTTTTTATTAATTATAGTAAATTTTTTTAACATTATAAATAAAATAAATAAAATAATTATCAAACTAAAATAATCATTGAATTATACAGATGGACTAATCACATTTTCAAAAATTTTATATTTACATTCTAAAACAGAATGTGTCACAATAATTAAGATTATATGAATAACATCAAATGAATATGGAATCAAATCATTAACAGATTCAAAATTGGCCACAAATATACAATTAGATACAATATTTACAGTAAAAATAAGCCCAAATATAATTCTCAAATTCAGAATGGGTGTTCTGATCTTTGTCATAACCCAATAAAATAATTCCATTAAAATAATACCAAATATGCTCATAATATTAATTGTGAGCATTGTTTGTTCATCAGACGTAAAAAATCTATACAACATGTATAAAAATATCAAACAAATTATGATTATACATGAACATCCACACCATGGATTAATTTTATAGATTCTTCTACATAACATATCAGTAGAATCCTGATTAATTGAATTAGATGAATCAAACATATTTTTTTTTTTAGAAATTATTTTTCTACAAATTGGACAATTTACAATCCCTGTTGAATTTTGTAAAAATAATTGTTTGTAACATTTTTTATGTAAATAGTGTTTACACTTTAATTTTTTTAGATTGTGATTTAGAGGTTCTAAACAAATAGTACATTTTTCCATTTTTAATGTTTTGTTGTTTGATTGAACAATTCAAATTTAAAATTATTCAATAATGTTAAAAAAACTTAAAAAAATACTTTTTTATAGGATTTTATCCTTTAGATACATATTAATTGAAACCATGGTGTAAATATTCACCATAGTCCATCAAAGGATAGGATTTTATAGGATTTTATAGGATTTTATAGGATTTTATAGGATTTTATAGGATTTTATAGGATTTTATAGGATTTTATCCTTTAGATACATAATGTATTTTAACACCCTGGTTTTAGAGGAGAAAACTGAAGTAAACCAACTTGTTGGACCACGAAAGAATAGAATTGTTTGTTTTGTGTAATTTTCTCATATTTAATTCTATCTTTTGTTCTTTCACTGATTTAATTGGTTAGACTTCATTTTTTGTGACGTTGGTTTTTTTTTGAAAAAAATTGATTTTTCACACAGATGGATAAGATTGTGGATCTCCACCAGACATGGCTTTTCCACCACCTTGAATTGATGTTCTTGGAATTTTTTCTTTAATATCATCATAATAATTGAACAGATTTTTTGTATCTGAACAACAATTGTATGGTTGTCCAATAGGAAGTTTGGACCATCCCACACAATCATCATTGTATCCATAATTTCTTCCTTGTCCCAAACCTTTTGGATTTTTTTGTATGGTTGAACAACCAATCTTATCACAAGTCACTATACTTGATTCTGGCAACATTGTTCCAACGTGATATGGTTTGGAACAAGAACCACTACAATTTTTTTGACAAGAATAAGAACGATTTAAATTCATTAATTTATTGGCATTTTGTGTCAAAAACATTCTAAATTCAAAACTATTATTAATACCATTATTGGCTCTAACAAGATTATTTACATGGCAACTTGGGCGATAATCAGTGAAATGTCTTCCATCATCCATTCTTGGTGGGAACTTGAAAAATTTATTATTGCTTGTTTTGTAACATAAATTACTCATTTATATACCATGTATATTTTTTTTTTTGAAATTCTCAATTAAATTCTTATGAAATCATTTTATGAAATCATTTTATGAAATCATTTTATGAAATCATTTTGTTTTTATAAATTCTGGGATTGGTTAATTTTCAAGAACAACATTTTTGTATTCTTCTATTGATAATATTCTTTCAACAAGTATTTTTTTATTTCCTCTCAGTGATTTTTTGTATGGTCTTAATAAATCTTTTAATTCAGAATTGGTTTTTTTCAAATAAAATTCATGAATTAATTTATGAACCTCTTTTTTTTTATTTTCAGAAAAATTCACGTTTAATTCTTCATCATCATCCAATTCATTATCTTCATTTTCATCTCCATTTTCTTCGCTTTCTTCATTTTCATCTCCATTTTCTTCACTTTCTTCATTTTCTTCATTTTCTTCATTTTCTTCATTTTCTTCATTTTCTTCACTTTTTTCATCTTCATTTTCTTCATTTTCTTCGTTTTCTTCATTTTCATCATTTTCTTTATTTTCTTCATTTTCTTCATTTTCATCTTCATCTCCACTTTCTTCATTTTCATTTTCTTCATTTTCTTCATTTTCATCATTTTCATCATCTTCATCATTTTCCTCATCTTCATCATTTTCTCCACTATCATTTCTGCCCTCATTTCCTTTTTCATTTTCTTCATTTTCATCTGAATTTTTGATTTCTGATCCTTTTTTTGCTTCTAAATTTTTAAATTTAGATTTTTTTCCGGATATATTTGTACCATTATTTTCATAATTTGAATTTTTATTTTCCACAATATCACCAGTATTTTTATTGATTTGTTTTGTTTGACCATCAATTGTGTTTTCTTCGAATTCTTCAAAATCATCGGATTCCATATGATCCATCGATTTTTCAGATTCTGAATCTTCGAATCTGTTATTTTTGTCATCTCTGTTTTCATTTTTGTTTGATTCTTGAGATAATTTTGAGATCTTTTTTTCATAATCATTGATGAGTCTGTCCAATTGTTCTTCATCTAAAATATCACTATTTTTGTTTATTCTGTTTTGACCAATATTATTAATTTTTTTATTAAAATATCTCAAATTATTGTTTTGTTGATTTATATTTTTATTGATGTGTTTTTCCAAAAATTTAATTTTAGATGATATTTTTTGTATTTCTTTCCATCCAAAATAAATAGAAATAGAAAATAGTGTTAAACAAATTATAGATATATTTCTGTTAAACATTTTAATTTATAATTTCATAAAAATAAAAATAAATAAACACACCCTGTTAAAATTTATTTTGATATTTTCATAAAAAACATTGGAATTGTGAAATTCCAGAATTCAAAGCTAAGAAAACAAATAAAATTCAAACAACAAAAATCAAAGTAATACTTCATATAAAAATCCCTTATAAACATTACAAAATAGGAACATGTTTACTAAATATTTTGAAAGTTATTAGATTTGGGAATAACTAAATTTTATGGTTTGGTTAGATCTTTTTCAATGATCTTTTTGCTTTTTTGACGAATTTATAACATGATTGAGTGATGTATCTGTACCTACGTTTTGACAATTCTTTTTTATGTTCATTATCTCTATGTTTGAGACCAATTCTTGGTCCTGACATGATTGTGTCTTTTTTAGTTTTTTGTCTTACTAATCTTAAATTGAAATTTTTGATCAAATCATCAATTGAATTAACATTGTGTGATCTTAAAATATAATTAACAGAGTTACAAGGACCAGAAATAGGTCCATCATTAGGAGTATTGATGCCTCGAATTAACATACCAAAATAGCATTTTTCATTTCCCAATGTCAAATCCATGCCTTTGTATGTTCCTGATTTATATTTAGCAATTAAAGTTGGTCTAGTCCTATGAAAATACCATTTCCAAAATGTCTTTTGTTCAGGATGTCTATGAACAAAAATATCTTTATGGTTATCAGAATATTGATAAAATTCTATTTCCATAATTTGACATTTATTTCCATTAACATCTAAATAGTAGTTTAACAAAATATTTTTTGCTAATTTGTCAAATTTGCTAATTGATACATCATTGTACAACATAATCTCACAAGAATCACAAGGAAGATTGTCATTTGTTTCGTTGCTACATAATAAACAATTCATGATCGATAATGTGTTTTTTGATTATTTGAGTTAACAATATCAAATTTTCTTGACACAAACACAATTCAAGTTAAAGAAAAAATCATTTAAAACATACATAATGACGGGTCATTATTTTTCAGAACATCCTTTTTTTAAATGTTTTGGATGTTACGTTAGTCCAGAAGATATAAAACGTCGCAGGGCAGGTACATTATTTATATCTCCACCATTTGGAAATTATGTTCATTTTCTAGGTACATTATCAATAAAAGGAAGTTACACATATGAACCCAGACCTGGATTATTTGGTCAAATTGTAAAAACATTGAGATATTCTTTTAAGGATAAAGGATGGATAAATAAAATTGGTCTAAGAAATAAAGGAATAGATTATGCCATAGATAATTATAATTCTAAAAAAGACATAATTAGTATAGCTATACTAAAAGAAGATGAAATAGATAATTTTTTAGAAAAAATACCAGGGGATATGAATTTAGAATTAAACATAAGTTGTCCAAATTTAGATAAAAATCCAATTTCAGAAAATATCCATAAATTTCTAAATGAGAAAAGAAGTTGGTGTATAGTTAAATTATCTCCATTGACTGAAATGTCATTAGTTGACAAATTTTACAATGATGGATTTAGACAATTTCATTGTTCCAATACTTTACCTGTGGAAAAAGGAGGATTAAGTGGACCATCATTGATTCCATACACTTGTAAAATAATAAGACAAATAAAAGAAAAATATCCAGATACTGAAATAATAGGTGGTGGTGGAATCAGAAATTATAAGACATTGGAATTATATCGTTCTAATGGAGCTGTACATTTCTCTATTTCAACACTATTATTTTCTCCGTTAAAATTTGGACTGTTTTTTTGGGATTTTATAAGAAATAATAAATCAAAATAAATAAAAAATAATAATTTAAAAATTTTGGTATATTCCAATGTAAAGAAGTTCAAATCATATAATGGAAAATATAGATTTACAAAATATGGAAGGTTTAGAATTCATGAAATTCATAAAAAACAACAGTGTGGATTTGGTCTTAACTGATCCTCCATACATAACTTCACACAAAACAGGGATGGATGTTCTTGCAACTTTAACAAAAGAATTAGACAAAACTAACATAAATTCTAAAACAGAAAAAGATTGGATAAAATACAAAAATGAAAATAACATAACAAATAACAACAATAAAAAAAAATATATCAAATATGGAACAATATATGGTAAAAAATATGCTGTAAAAACGGATTATGGAAATTGGGATAAAAATTTTACAATTAAAATTTTAGAAAAATTTATTGAACAATTTCATATTAAATTAAGGGATGGGGGAAGCATAATAATATGGTGCGACTTGTGGAAAATAACAATAATCAAAAATTTACTAACCAAGTATGGTTTTAAATGTATAAGATTTATTGAATGGATAAAAACAAATCCCCAACCACTCAATAGCAAACATAGTTATTTAACTAATTGTCGTGAAATAGCATTGTTTGGTGTCAAAAAATCTAAGCCAATATTCAATAGTAAATATGATAATGGAATTTATTATTATCCTTTTCAAGGTGGTAAAAATAGATTTCACCCAACACAGAAAAATATAAATTTATTTATAGATTTAATAAAAAAACATTCAAATATAGGAGATTTAGTATTAGATCCATTTTGTGGAGCGGGGACAACTGCTGTAGCGTGTAAAATAACAAAAAGAAAATTTATGGGATGTGAATTTGACAAAGAATATTATACCAAATCAATGAAATATCTGCTCTTGGAAAAACACAATCTTGATTCAAAAAACTTTTGAATTTGGTTTTGAATTTGGTTTTGAATTTTTGATTAAATATCATTGTTTCTTCAATAGTCAAAAATCATTTTTTTAATTTTCCTGATTTTTTTAATATTTTATAAGCTCTTTCTATCTCATCAGGAGAAATTTCTCCATCCATATTAGTATCCAAATTTCTATAAGATTGAGGAAGAATACAATATTTACTCTTATCGTTGAATAAATTTAGAGCTATTATCACAAAACAAGCTGTCAATATTATTGATGTTTTTAAATCTCTTGTAGCTACAAATATTATGGTGAATATGACTAATCTTCTCATTACTTTAGAACTCAAAATTGCTGTGTGGAATGGTGATGATGTATCCATTACTAAATATCTTGAACCTATGTTTAGAACAATCATCATTAAACCATAAAAATATTTATTGTTATTAACACCATTCACAATTATATTAAATTGGTTATTAAACTTATTGAATAGTTCCATCTTAAAATATTCAAATATTTTAATTGGTGATAATGTTTAATTCATCAAGTGATGTTTTTATTCCATTTAATTTAAGATCACTAATTAACATTTCTTTGATCAAATCATCAATATCATAATTACATTTCCATCCTAAAATATTTTTGGCTTTTGTTGAATCACCCAACAAATTTCCTACTTCATTTGGTCTAAAATATTTTGGATGAATTTTTATATAGATTTTTCCACTGTCTTTATCTTTTCCTATTTCATTTAATCCATCTCCTTCCCAACCTATGATTTTTCCTATCTTGCTAAATGTTTTTTCCACAAATTGTCTTATATTATATTGTCTTCCTGTAGCTAAAATATAATTGTCTGGTTTGTTTTGTTGTAGCATTAACCACATTCCCATTACATAATCTTTCGCATGACCCCAATCTCTTTTAGAATCCAAATTACCCAAATAAATACAATTGCTTTTTCCAGAAATAATATTAGCAACACCACATGTAATTTTTCGTGTTACAAAATTATGTCCTCTTCTTGGAGATTCATGATTAAAAAGAATCCCATTACAAGCAAATATGTCATAAGCATTTTTATAAGAATTTGTCAAATGATATGCATACAATTTAGAAATTGAATATGGAGAATTGGGATTAAATGGTGTTTTTTCATTTTGAGGAATCATGTTTGTATCTCCATACAATTCACTTGTTGATGCTTGATAAAATTTTATTTTTGATTTTAAAGGTGATATTTTAATAGCTTCCAAAATATTTAATACTCCCACAGAATTAACTTGTGTTGTGTAATCTGGAATTTCATAGGATATTGCCACATGACTCATTGCAGCCAAATTGTAAAATTCTAATACCTCAATTTTTTTTCCATATTTCTTTTGAATTGTGTTTAGAACATTAACTATACACGATTTATCTGTTAAATCTCCATATTTTAAAATCAGTTTGTCAGATTCATATTTATAAAGATGGTTGATTCTTTTTGTATTGATATTTGAATTTCTCCGGATAATTCCATATATGATATATCCTTTGCTATCTAACAATTCTGCTAAATATGAACCATCTTGACCTGTGATACCTGTTATTAATGCTATTTTCATTAATGATCAAAAATATTTTTATTTGATCTAATAAACGTTTTTTTAATTTTGATTTTGTGAGATATATCATTAATTGGTCAAAATGATTACTTTAATTTCCAATAATGGAACCAAAATAATTGTGAGTAATAGTTTTTGTAACTATGCTAAATTTGTACAACAATTTATTGATGATACAAATACAGTGGAATTGATTCAGTCAACAGAAGATATTCAATTAATTGTTTCATTTTATTTGGGAAAAAACAAACTCAGTATCCAAAACATAGTTCAGACATTTTCGTTATCAGAATATTTCGACATAACATCTTTGAATAATGATTGTGTTAATTTTCTTCGAGAAATGTTGAATGAAAAATCTACGGAAGAAATCAGAAAAATTATGAGAATAGAAAATGATTTGTCGATCGAAGATATTAAACAAATATCCAAAGAGAATTATTTCATTGAAAGAGGTTGTAATAAATACGAAATATCCAAAATAATAGAAAATCCCACAACAATTCAAAGCATTAATATATTGAAAAGACTAATTAAACTAAATAAATTTAATATTAGAACAATAGCAGCCATATCACGATTACACTCTGAATTATCAGTTGTGAGGAATTATTCACCGAAATATCATGTTTTGGTGAGTATGATCAATAAAAAAAATAAACATTGGCCCAATAAATATTGGCCCAATATAGAATATCACAATATTCATGAAACAGTAAAATCAGAATATTTCAAAACAGAGGAATGTACTGAAAAATTAGGACCAATATCTGAATGGAACACATATTTTGTAACTGATATGAGAAGATTGTTTGAAAATATTGATTTCAACGAAAACATTTCAAAATGGGACACATCAAATGTTACTAACATGTTTGAAATGTTTCGCGGGTCAACATTTAATCAAGATATATCAGAGTGGGATGTTTCAAAAGTTATCAATATGAATGGAACATTTTACAACTCAAAATTTAATCAAAAAATTTCTGAGTGGAACACATCAAATGTTTGTGAAATGAGAGGAATATTCCACAGAACAATATTCAATCAAAACATATCAAAATGGAATGTGTCAAAAGTCACTGATATGTGTGGAATGTTCCAAAATTCAATGTTCAACCAAGATATTTCAAAATGGAATGTTTCAAAAGTTACTAATATGAGTTTCATGTTCAAAAAATCACGGTTTAATCAAAACATATCAAAATGGAATGTTTCAAATGTGGTTAAAATGAATGGAATGTTCACCAATTCAATATTCAATCAAGATATTTCAAAATGGAATGTTTCAAATGTGGTTAAAATGAATGAAATGTTCACCAATTCAAAATTCAATCAAGACATATCAAAATGGAATGTATCAAATGTCACCAACATGGATTTTATGTTTCGGGGATCAAGTTTCAATCGAGATATATCAAAATGGAATGTTTCAAATGTGGTTAAAATGAATGGAATGTTCACCAATTCAATATTCAATCAAGATATTTCAAAATGGAATGTTTCAAACGTGGTTAAAATGAATGAAATGTTCACCAATTCAATATTCAATCAAGATATCTCAAAATGGAATGTATCAAATGTCACCAACATGGATTTTATGTTTCTGGAATCAAGTTTCAATCGAGATATATCAAAATGGAATACCTCAAATGTTGTTAGTATGAAAGATATATTTGGAAAAACGAATTATTGTCCTGATCTTTCAGAATGGAACATTTCAAAAGTGGTCAACACATCTTGGTTATGCTACATGTTGCGAGATCGTGAAGATTTTACTCTTCGTTTTGTCCCACGATTTTGAAAACCCAAGTCACAAAAAATAACCAAGTCACAAAAAATGACCTGGACACAAAAAATAACCAAGTCACAAAAAATGACCTGGACACAAAAAATAACCAAGTCACAAAAAATGACCTAGACACAAAAAATGACCAGACACAAAAAATGACCAAAACACAAAAATGACCCAGACACAAAAATAACCAATTCCCAAAATGAACTATTTTTGAACCATGGTTTTAACAAATTTTGTTCTTAATGAACTTTTTGGTTTTCAATTTGTTAAAAACTAACCCAAATTTCATGATAAAAAAAACTTTTTTCAAGGAACTTATGATAGAACCAATAAATATAAACCAAAGAAATCAAAAGTAAAAACTTTATGTCAGGAGTGTAAAAAATATGAATTTAACCAAGTGGTCCATCAAAAGAACTTGAATAATTATGGATCAGTTTGATATAACACTACCAACCATAATTTTTTTATTTCTTTATCATTTAATAATTTAATAAATTTGGGTTCATTTTTACAAACACAAGTTTCAAGTTTTCCATAAATTCTTTTGGAATTTTCTTTATTTCTGAATGAACTGTTTCCCCATTTTGCAAAACCATTCATGTTCAATGATTTAATTTTAATTTTCATTTGGTTTTGTAAAATATCAATTAAATATTTTTTGTTTGAACTATATTTATCATACAAAATTTTAATAAAATTATTGTTACCATAAAAAATACGGGAGTACATTTTCCACAATTTTATTATTTTTATTGTTTCATTTTCATTTTTGTTATAAACTTTCCAAACACTGGACAAATGATCATATGGACATCTCAATAAAATTACCAAGTAACAATCAGGAATTTTATTGAATTTTTTAATTTCTTCAAAATTAATCATTTTATTTTCCATACTTATTACAACACATTCAACTCCTTTGAATCCTGTCCATTTTGAATCAACTCTTTTTCTGTTTGCTTTGATTTTTCCATATTGAATAAATTTGTCGAGAGACAAAATTGTATCATTTATATGAACATAATTTGAATATTGTTGTAGTATTGTTGAAATTACAAAATGGTTTCCACTTCTTCTCAAACCAAATAAAATTATTGTTTTCATTTGTTTTTAATACTACGATATTTAATATTTTATTTTTCCATTTGTCCAATTGCTATTTACCACCAGTATTCACACACCAAGTTCGTACAATGGTCAAGGTCGTTTTTGAACTTATTCATAATTTCGCTTGTTTGTTTTTTCCCATTTGCCCAATTTGTCTATTTGTCCAATTGCTATTTCCCTATTTCCCTATCTCCCTATCCCCCTATCTCCCTATCTCCCTGTTAAAATTACAAATTTGATTTTTGATAGATAATGTTTCACATGACACTCGTGACATGACATCTATCACATATTCACACAAAATTCTTCAAAAATATGGCTCAAAGAGAAATTTAATAAAAGATATGGAATTCAAAAAATTAAATAAATTTCCACATGAATATTCAATAATGGATAGAAAATCACTGGAACATCTACCTATTTATGTGATTGATCCAAAAGGATGTCAAGATGCGGATGATGGATTTAGCATTTATACCAACAAAGAAAAACTAATGTTGGCAATTCATATCGCAGATCCAACTGAGCATATTGAGTTGAATTCTAAATTGTGGAAAGATATGTGTTATCGAACTATCACTCATTACCCATCCGGAAATGATCCGATTCATTTAACACCACAATATATTTTGGAAAATTCCAGCTTGATGGAAAACAGTTGTGGAAAAATTAAAAATGCTATTTCCATAGTAACAGAAATATCAAAAAATACTTTCTTACCAATCGGAAAAATCAAATATGTATTTAGTAAAATATCAGTTGATAAAAAATACAATTTTAGTTATCAAGAAGTTGCTGAATTATTTGAAAAACATGTATGTGAATTGGACACAGACAAATTTATAAAAAATATTAAAGTTGGTATAAAAATATCTAATGCTTTGAAAAAATCAAGAAAAGCTGTTGGAAAAAAACTTGGTGAAATAAAAACTTCACATTTAACAGAAAAATTCGATGGGTTTTACAATGACAGTGATGGTGTCATTTTAATTAAACAAATGATAGCTGAATTTGCCATTTTCGCAAATTCTTTTATTGGAAATTATTTGAGAATAAAATTGGGAAAAGAAGATGTGTGTGGAATTTTTAGAAGTTGTCAAATAGATATTCAAAATAAACTTAAAATAGATTCTTTTCTCACTGGAGATGACATTTTTAAATATATAGTCAAAAATGGTGTTTCAGCTGATTATTTATCAAAATGTCGGTCACATGATTTGGTTGGAAAATCAGAATATTGTCATTTTACTTCACCAATCCGTAGAGTTGTAGATTGTGTTTGTCATTATTTGTTGAAATATATTCATTTGAGAGAAACTAAATATCCAGATTTGGAACTTGAAATTCCATTTACTAAAACAGAATTGGAAATATTATCCCAAAGATGCACATTTATTGCTAAAAAGGAAAAAAAAATCCAATTTAGTGATAGAAAATTCCGTTGTTTTCAAGTTCTGAAAAATTTATCCGAAATAGACAAAATTAAAAATAATATGGGAATTCCAATAACTGTTGAATTTAATGGATATAGTGGACTATTTTTGAACATTTTGATAACTTCGATAAATGGGTTCAAAGTTTCATTGTCATACTCATTGAAAATCAAAAATTACAAATTTATTCAATTTTGGGAAGAATTTCAAAAAATAGGTATATACATATACAACATTAATCTGAATAAAAGATTTGATGAAGGTTCATTGCCAGAGCTAGATAGAATTATGAAATATCCATATTATTAGATATTTTTACCTATTTTACTTATAATTAACAAATCATCTAAAGAAGGATTATTTTTAGTAAACAAACGATTTCTGGTTATGTTTCCAGATTTGTTTGTTTGCCAAGATTTTTTAGAACATTCAATAACTGGTATATTAAATATTTTTTTTATGTATTTTTTTGAACATGAATTTACCAAATTAGTAATGAATCTATCATATTTTTTGTAACAGTTATAACAATTTCTACAAATAAGCATATGTTTAGTTAAACAAATATTATTTTTTGTATGTTTAAAATGTGTAAAACCACAATAATATTTTTTTTTTGATATTTTACCAATAAACAAATATTTCCCACAACATTTATATTTTTTATCATAAATTATATGTTTTGAATTTGCATGGTTAAATTTGATATTGCGACACTCATTACACACTGGAATGTATTTGGTTAAAATTCCTTTAATTTTAGGACTTTGTGTTTTTTTTTGTGTAAAACCACAATGTCGTTTTTCCAAAGATTTCCCAGTGAACAAATATTTTCCACAACATTTATATTTTTTATCTTTGATAATCGTACATTTAGAATATTTCAACATTGTAAAAATAAAAATTAATCAAATTAATTTTCAAATTTTATTAATCAAACAAATAAAATATTTAGATTGGTTTTTTCAACCCAATTTACACATAAAATATTTCTCCACTATTCATCAATTTACCTATCATGAGATCTCCTTTCATATTAAAAATTATATTGTTTTTGTCTATTAAATATCTATTATTTTTAATGACAATTTCTTTAACAGGAATACTATTTTCATCTTTTTCATTGTCAATTCTTCCATATGGTCTATTATTGATATGTTTTCCACAATATTCATTTGTTTTTTTCCTTCTTCTTGAACATTGAAATCCATCTTGTTTTCTGGCCATACATCTTTCAAAATCTTCTAACCTAGTTTTTTTTCTTTTCTTCTTTTTACTAATAATTTTTAAAAGATATGGTTTTAAATTATCTGGACATATATCAAATTTATCTGATATTTCTTCAAAAACTCCCATAATTTTTTTCTCAATAGCATTATTCATTTATTATTTTTGATTGAAATAATTTTAAATAAATTTCAAATTTTATTATTTAAAGAAACCATCATATTAAGGAAATCCTAAATTAAAAAAGATGATTTTTGGAAAAATAAATCCAAAACATTTCTTGAAAATGTAAAAAAATATAATAAACAGTTAAATAATCACATAAAATTCTTTGTCATCTAACAAATAGTGTATCCTGACGACGCATCGCATCCGCCAATTTCACTGTCAATATCTGTTTTGTTTTCTCTGTTTTTTGAACTGAAAGTGTAGGAACATTGTCTTGTGAAACTATGTTTGTCTAATTCTCCAACAAACACAGCGTCTTTGAAAGGATGAACAAAGTTTGGGTCATTTGTCACTTGCGTTACTTCAACTGTTTTGTGATCTTGAAAATAAAAGATATTTTGAATTTTTGATATTTTTCCGGGTTTTTCGTGATAATTAATATTTTGACTAAAACGCTTTTGTTTTTCAGAAAACCAACCATACATCTTTTTGGATGGTGCTGATTCTGCTAATTCTGGTGATTTAGACATGAATTTGGGTTGAGTCTGATAAACAATAACCAAAAAATCAAAAAATCAAATTTGTACCAAACATCTTGGACTGGTCTTTCCCTATCATTTAATGGACTGAACATATTTATTAAAATGTATTTTTGTTTTAATTTATGACCATACAAGAAGCCTAAATAAATATATTTTTCGACAAATATTTATTGAAACCATGGTGAAATATACACCATAGTCCATCAAATGATAACAAATTTATCAATAAACAGTCAAACAGTAATAATTCTTTGTCATCTAACGAATAGTACATCCCTCATCGTCTCCGCCAATAATTTCACTGTTAATTTTCATTTCCATTCTCTTTGTTTCATGTTGAACAAATCTCGTCTGGGTGAGGCATACAAAAATGCACAAAAATCAAATGGTTGTAAATATCATCCACACTGACTTTTCTGGATTTTTTCCCAAGTTCCACTGGCCCCACCGGTCAAAAATTAATTAGGTTAGAAAAAGGTAGTTAATCACTGACTATTTCAAAAAATAGCAAATTACTGACTATTTGAAAAAGTGGCAAATTACTGACTATTCGAAAAAGTGGCAAATTACCGACTATTTGAAAAATTATTCAAAATTTCTTCAAAAACTAATAACACTATTCATTTTGTTTTAACTGTGATATTTGGTTCATCGAACTCAAACTAAAAATTAATTTGGCTACTTTAACAAAATAAACACCATAATTGTGGCTACTCGAACAATTTATGGGGAGATATTTGTTCTTAACAAATAAAACCAAGTTAGCCCATAAAATAAAATTTTGAAAATATGAAACAAACATGAATTAAACAAAATGGCCCAAAAAATTTAATTTGGAAACAGCAAATCGGAAAATAGCAAATTGGAAAATGGCAGATTGGAAAATAGCAAATTGGAAAATGACAAATTGAAAAATAGCAAATCGGAAAATGACAAATTGAAAAATGGCAAATCGAAAAATAGCAAATTGAAAATAGCAAATTGGAAAATAGTAATTAGGAAATTATGGAATGAAACAAAGAAATAGTAACTATTAACCAACTATCTAAATAAAAAAAAATTTGATATTTTTTTTTTTTGGGATGAAAAAACACCTGAAAAAATGATACAAATTTCTTTTCCAACAATTAAACTCTCACACAAAAAAACAAAAGATGAGAGTCATGAATGTTATGACAAATATTATTATGAAAGACAAAAACTTTTGGATCTACATTTTATAACAAAAGAAATTCTTGTTGATGATCCACCTGAAAAAATGGATCTTTGGGCAAAAAATATTTTTAGTTTGATTTTGAAGAACAAACATGAAATTTTGAGTAAGGATGGAACTATCATTAAATCTTGTTTGATCAAAAGACTTGATAAGTATATCGAAAATTTCAAAACAAGTCATTTGGAATTTTGTGGAGATTCCACATATAATTTGTTGTTTGTTTGTCGTGAAACACTTTTAGATCCAAAATGGAAATTGCCAAAATCAGTTTTGATGAAATGTGGATTCAAAAAATGTGATTTGTTAATTGAATTTGAAAAAATTCTTTATGGACATCTGCCAAAAGATATTGAAGAATGGGCGGTAAATATGTTATATTTGATTTTGATCAACAGACATGAAATTGCGAGTGATATTTTTCGCAAGATAAGAGTTGATCTAATCAGAAAAATTCGTTGGTACAAAGCAAATATTCTTGATTTTGAAACTCTAGAAATAGACCTTGTTTTCGATTGTTTGTGCAGTTGTGAACAAATACTTTTGGATCAAAGATGGAAATTGCCAAGAAATAAATTTCATAGAAATTACAGAAATGATGGATATTTTTAGAACTCAAATATCTTGTTTTAACTTTTGTTCCAAATCACAATGTTCAACCACCATTTTGTCACTGCTATTTAACTACCCATTGTTTTTTCCACCCAAATTTAGAACATTAAATAAATTTTCATGGATTTTTGGTCATAAAATAATTTTCAGTTCACAGTTTTTTTTCTAAAAAGTTTATATGATATGTTTAATACTTATTAGTATTATTGTGATAATTATTTTTTCAAATAATAAAATAGAAAAATTTTCAAATAAAGAAATAGAGTATTTGATTAAAAAAAAACCTATATCTTTTAAATGTTTCAAAGATCATGAAGATGGAAAAGAGTTGTTAAATCAAACAAATGGAATAATGCCTAAAATCAAGTATAACAAATTTACACCAAATAGAGTTCCATCATTAGATAAATTTAAAACACTTGTGTTAGATAAAATAGAAAAATCAAATATTCAAGGAATATTTAGAGAAATTTCAAACCCTACAACTAGTATTTGGGAAAAACCTAAATTTAATAAAATTCCATTAAATAAATTTAATAATATTTTGTCATATCACAAACAAAAATTAGACAATGAGTTTTTCAGTTATATCAGGAATAATAAAATGAGTGGAATAAGATGTCCAGAATTGATAGATTGTAGAACAACAATTATTAAACCAGGAATTATCAAAATTTTCGAATCTGATGATTGGTATAAATTTTATTTTATCTACTCTTACTACATCAAAAATAAAATATTAGCTTACACATTATTTTCAACAACATATATCAACAAAAAAACCAATGATATTAAAATTAATACAATTAAAATAGCTGGAATAATTCCAGAACAAGATATAAATTTAAATTCTGGATATTCTAAAACCAATTTAGATAAACATATCAATATTTATAATAATTATCCATTTACACCATATAGAACAAATAAAGGTTATCTACGTTCTGATAATTATAAAAATATTATAGCTTCTGAAGAAGAACAACAAGATTTTTTAGATAAAAGAAAAAAAGATGAATTTTCTTATAAACATCGTTCTTTTTGTATAGGTGGAAAAGGTAATACTAAAGAGACTTGTGAATCATCTATAACATCTTCTGGAGATAATAAAATCCCTGGAACATGGGATAGTCCTTGTTTGGATAATTATGACTGTCCTTTTTACAAAAAAAACAAAAACTATGATAATGAGCGTGGTGGTTGTAAAAATGAATTATGTGAAATGCCTTTGAACATAGTTCAATTAGGACCAAAAACATATGAAAAAAATTATAAACCATTTTGTCATAATTGTCCTGAGAATAATCCTACATGTTGTGATACACAAACAAATTTTAAAAGTCCCGATTATGCTTTTAAAGATGATAAAAAAGATAGAATAAAACATGAAAATAAATTGTCAGAACAAAAACTCAAAGTGTAAAATCAATTTGAAATTTTGCCATCAATAATAACTTATCACTATTTCTTTAAGCGATTTTGATTTATAGAACAAATGGTAAATTTCAAAAATGATGTTGGTGGATCAAATTCTGGACCTCAAATAATATTGAAGTTGTGAAGAAATTGATTGATGATGGAGAAGATATCAATTCTTGGGGAATTGTTGGTCAAACATCCTTTTACACATGTTTATGATGGAAATTTTGAAATAACCAAATATTTGCTACAACAAGGAGTTGACCCATACAAACATAACATACAAAAATAATAACGCTATCACCTAAGCAACAAAATGAACATGAAATTTCGTATAATGCATAAAAGAAAATTATTCTCCAAAACTCAAGAAATTCTTCAAAATATAAAAATTTACACAAGAAAAAAAGATAATTCATCTTTTTACAAAAGATGAAGAGTGGAACAAACTTTAGGAACCAATCAAAATAGTTATTTCTTTTTTAGAAAGCATAAATTTGATGTTTGAGTCAAGAACAAAAGAACAAGAATAATATTTTATAAAAATGTTTGGCAAATTTAAAAATATATTTATAGAAGCGTATTGTTTGACATCAACATTTACATGTGGACTCGTAGGATTCAAAAAAACCACACCAATTTATGGCTATATTTTGAAGGAAGATGAACATATATCTTCGTCTCAAACAATTATCCGCTATAGTTTTGGTACAGTTATAGTGGCTGGTGGAACATCACTTTGTTTCATTTTGGGACCAATATTATATCCATTTTTAGTATTGAAAGAAACAATGACAATCATGGATTTAATTTGAACTTTGCGAAACTAACAAAACTTTTTTTTTTTCAAGTAAATTCTGGTCAGCCCAAAGAACTCAAGTCAAGAGAAATTTGAGTTTCAGAAAATAATCCAATAATATTCAAGAAAATGTCAAAGAAAATTATTCCAAAATCAATCCTTTAATAGACTGAAACATAATTATTAAAATGTTTTTTTTTTTGATTTATGACCATACAAGAAGCCAAAATATATTTTTCAACAAATATTAATTGAAACCATTATATGAACATACTAAAGTCCATTAAATGATATTGGAAACAGGACTAGAACCTGATTTTTGATAAAGTTAAAAAAATATTACAATAACCACAATACGAAGTGTGAATATGTGTTGTATTCATCAAAGAATGAAATATTTGTTGAATGCTATCCTTTCAAATCTCAACTAGTTCGGCTTTTACTTCAGAATCCATTTCAGGCTTCTAAAGGATAAATATGGACTCATCTGCCATATTGGGACCAACACAAAATAACAAAATCTGAAAAGAAATTAAACAAATCAATATAAGATAGAAATGTCCAGAAAAATATCAATGAACTTATTTGAAACCTATTATGTAATTTAAGGAGTTTCAAGTGGCTTTATCAAGGGTGCTGAATGTTGGCAAAATGAGAGAAAATCTATTAACAAAATGATTCTTGAACATAACATGAATTTGAATTGTCCAATTACCCTATTAGAACTATTTCCAATCTAACTGTTGGACCATTAATTTATGTGATATTAGGACCAATATATTTTCCATATACAATATGTACAAAGTTAGAATTATTTATATCCAAGAATATCATTTTTCTCTAATCAAGTGGTCGTCATTAATTTTTTTTCAATAAAATTTCCTATGAATGGAATTTTTCCTATCGATTGAAGATATTTTTCCAAATGTTTCTTTGTAATGGGATGTTTCAATAGTTCTTTTAGATCAAACAATTTATCCGTATCTTCCATAACAAGAGATATTAATGGTTCCCAATCAGATATTCCATGAATTACACCATCCAATTTATTATTTGTTTTAGTTGTGTATTTTCTCAATGTTGTCAAATTAGTTATCAGAGCATCTAAAGTTGAAGAAAGTTCTGGAATTACTTCTAAAAGACTTATTAATGCTAAATTCCATTCTTTTCTTGAAACATTTATTATTAGTCCTATAATGTCTAATCCTTCTTCCATCAAATAAAAAATAAAATCATCTAAAATATTAATTACCAATTCTACTGCACTAAAACCAGTTCCAACACCTGGAATAGCACCAACAATAGTAAATAATGTGTCTTTTAATTCTTCCACAACAGGTGATATATTTTCCATTATTAAATCCAAATTATCAAGTAATATTCCTATAAAATCTAATTGAATTTCAACAAAATATCCTATATAAGGTATTTTTTCAATGGACCATAATGGAAAAAAAATCCAATTAAAAATATCTGTGGTTATTTTTTCATAAGGTTTGAATTTATCTTTGAATTGTGATTTATATTTATTAAAAGAATCTATTAAATCTAATTTCCCTCCACCGTGTTGTTTTTTATTGAATATTTTATTGTTTTTTTCTAATTTATTATGGAATTTCCTAAATTTTGGAACTAATTCAAGGATTTTTTTTATATCTTTTCTATCGAAAATTTTATTAGAATTATAATCTTCAAATTTATTTAATTTATCTTCCAGTTCATTATTTTTAGATGAAATAATTATATTTTTCATTTTATTAAAAAGAACATTTGCTTGTTCTAAATTTTTGGATAATTCTAAATAATTCATTTTTTTTATATCTGGAAAAACAATTTTCAAATTTTTTAATATATTTTTAACTTTATTTTGATATTTGGACATATACATTTAATCATGATTTTTTTATTTGTCTAAAATCTTTCAGAGGAAAATGAATTTGTTATCAATTCATAATTGTATTTATTTTTTACACCGACAAAAACTAGACAAAATATCCAAAAAATCAACTAATTTTTGACCATTCCAGGGTTTCAAACATGAGAACGGATGAGTGAAACAAATAGAACATGTAATTTTTGGTTTTGGGATTATCCAAAAAGATAATGGAAAACTCTCTAAGTAAAGCATAGCTGGGAAGGGGGTTGAGGGTACAGTTGGCTGTTTGGGATGGACCGAAAAATGTTCATGAAAAAATCCAGAAATATCGTGAACAACATGGACGACGAGACATGGAACAACCACATCCACCCGTGAGTGAACCCAAACAGGAGTGGTTACACTGCCATTTGCTCATCCTATTTCACGTTATGAAACCTTCATTTGCCAAATTGTTGTATTTCCTGAACAATTAACACCCCTACCAGAAATACAACATGAAGAATATCATGGAATCATTGAGCAAGAAGATTCACTCAACTCTCATCCATTTATACTATTTCCAGCAAAATGAACCATTCTAAAAATCATGTGTTTTATATGTAATGTTATTTTAGTGCTTTTTTGTTCCATTTTTAATCTTCATTGGTGTAAATAATTATTAAAATTAAATTTTTGACAAAAAATATTAAATGAAATTAAATTTAGCAATTATCATTATCATTATTGTTTGATTTATCATTGTTCCAATTCATGTGTTGAACCAAGTACAGAAGAACATTAGGTACAATAGCAATATTATTCCTGGGGCCTCAAAAGTTCATGGCCTTCTCATGAAACCAGACTTTTTTTGGACAAAGTGAAATAATTTCACCAAATTTGTACTTGAATCAAACAAACAGAAGAAAGATTCAATTAATAATCTGTCTTTCCATCCCGATAAATATGGGACTTCTCCAAAACATACATGATCATTTAACAAGTTCAAAAAATCAAACAATTTGAAATAAAAGCCTAAACCGCAGATAATCATGTTCCAATTTCTTTTTCTTGTAAGTTCTTACACCACAAAAAAAATATTGTAAACTCAACCAAGTATTTAATGAACAACTTGATTTTAATTCATAAAAAAAATTAATTAAGAGATGGTTCACAAGACTGTGTCTCAGATTTAACCAAATGTGATCCTTGTGTGTGATATTGGTTTTTCCAAGTACTAACCACAGATTTTTGATCAGAATTAGGAACTTCATTTGATGAATCTTTGTTTGGTAGATTGTTTTTTTTATCAAGAACTTCAAAATTTTCTATATTATGAAAATGTTTCCCAGAATAACCTTTTGGTTGTGAGCTGGGTTTTTCGGATTGTTTTAAGAATTTACTTTCACTACAGATATTTCCCCTCCAAGTTTTCAAAACTTGATCTTCTGGAAATTTAACTTCATTTGTGGTATTGATGGATTCTGATTCAGATGTTAAATTATCACTAATATTGGAATGTTTCATTATTTTTATGTCGTTTTTTTCAACATTGTCATGAAATGGCAATTTTGGCAAATTTGCCGAATAATTTTCTTGTTCTTCTTGAATATTTGAAGTTTTTGATGATGGTAACCAAGATGTTTCACCATCCCCAGCATAACTATGGGAAGTATCTATCAGGTTGTACTTGTTGGCCATTTCCAATGTTAAAATAAATGCTATAGCAGATATTATGGCAAGAGAAGCATCTTTAGTTGCTAATAAAACTATCAGAGTGGCAACAATTATTCTTGCTAAAGTACTGTTCAGTAAATTAGATATATTTCTTGGCAACCTGGGAGCAACAAGAGCTGCATATAATACTAAAAATACCTTAAGACCTGTGGATACATATACATTTCCCAATAAATCATTCAATACATTCTCACCTTTCAAAAGAATATTTTTTCCATTTGCTAATAAATTATTTCCAGTATTTAAAACATTATTTTCTGTACTCAAAATTGAATTATTTTCCATTATATATATATAAAAATATTTTTTTTTGAAAGTTTTTATAATTTTTGTGTTGGTTTGGACCAATTTGCACTGGCCCATTTTAGTTTGGGTTAGTTTTATCATAATTCTCAAATTCCATTTTGATTGGTATGAAATATTCCATATAATTTTTAATAAAGTTTCTAATTATTTTAATAAATAAAACACACATTTCTGTTTTGTTTTCGCAAATTATTCCATTATTTAAACCAATCATTGTATCTGGAATTATTTTTAATAAAATATTGTACAATAATTCCACAAAGTAAAATTGTATTTCAACAGAATTTAACAATAAAGATTTGTCAAATTTAAATATGTTTTTGCGATTAAACGATTTAAAACAACATAGAAAAATTCTGGAGAAAAATCCTAAAAATAAAGTTAATCCACTGTATATCAAAAAACATGTAATAGATGTAAATGTGTTACTATGAATCAAGCTTTTGTTTGTTTTCATTTTATATGAATATTTACATTGTGGACATTTGTTACGTCCACTTATTTTAATCCACTTGAATAAACATTTATGATGAATCCATTTGATTGAACCATCACATTTACAAGGCTTGATTAATTTATCTTCTCCAGAATAACATATTCTACATATTGTTGTTTTATTTATTGTTCTATTTTTTATTTTGTTTATTATTCCATTTTTTATTATTTTTCTTGAATTTTTCAATTTTTTTAATTTTTTCAATTTTTTTAATTTTTTTAATTTTTTTAATTTTTTTAATTTTAATAAAATATTTGTTATGTTCATTATTTAATAATGTGAATAGAAAATAATTTATGTTTTGACAAACCTAATTAGATTTTTAATTGAGTTTGTTAAAATCACAAAGGACTGTTCATTTCTAAAAATTCTTCACTAAAATTATATTTTTTCCATAATTTATCATATTTTTTTTGGAAAAAACAACATAATTTTGAGACAATGGAAACTGAATTTTTAATTTGAGTTTTTGTTTCAGTCGTTTCAGTTGTTTCAGTCGTTTCAGTTATTTTGGTTGTTTCGGTTGTTTTGGTTGTTTCGGTTGTTTTGGTTGTTTCGGTTGTTTCAGTTATTTTATTTTTGTCTTCATCATCTGACAGACTAATCGTAACCAAAAATGCATCATTATTTTCATAATTTTCATCATAATCAAACATTATTAATTCAGTTGATTCAAAAATGAAATTTCAAGTCAAATTTAATTTTTCAAGTCAAATTTGATCTTTCAACAATCACACCCAAAACAACAGCTATTTCTAAAATAATTATTGATACATCCTTTAAATTTTCCTTCAACTTTAAGATGAGCACACTTTAGCCCAAATTTATTTTTAAGTGAATTCCACAAATCATAATTTATTTTATTTGGGTCATGAGAATTAAACATTATTCTACATCCATTTTCTATTTCTAATTCATTGTTTGAGCTAACCAGAGATAAATTTTTAGTCACTGAACATTGTAATTTATATTTCTGAAAAAAATATAAAACATCTCTACAATCTTTTATTTTTTTTGATGAAATAGACAATATTGAATTATTTTTATTGGAAGTTTCCATCCTTTTATAAAATAAATTCTAAAAACTTTATGTAGATTTTAATGTCTAACACAATGACACCTGAATTTTGATAAATTTGATTTGAAAAAAAATTTCCATTTATGAAACACAGGTGGAAAATGAACAAACTAATTCTAATTGTCATTTGTGCTATTTCTACTCAAGTCAAAGCTAACACTGTAACTGGACTATTCGCTGATATTGCTGGTGGAAAAGACAATGGGGCACATGGAGATTACAGTTCTGTTTTAGGTGGCAAAAATAATTTAGTTTATGGATATGGTTCATCAATTTTGGGTGGAATTGACAATATTGCAATTGGAATAAATTCTGTTGTTATGGGAAAAAATGGAAATGCAGAACACAATCATAGTTTTGTGTTATCTTTTGATGATAATGAATGTGGAAGTTATGATGATAAGTCAGTATCCATTTGTGCGTCTAATGGTGTTTATATTAATAATTTGGAGATAGTATCAGAATTTGGAAAAATCAATAATTCTCTTGAACTTGTGGAAAACAATAGTGGTTTAATCAAAACTCACTATGATTTAACTGAAACTCATAGTGTTTTGCTCGAAACTTATGGCACCATCATTAAAAATAATGGTGATTCGATCAAAAACAATAGTGGTTTGATCATAAACAACAATAATTTGATTAGAAACAACAGTGATTCAATTAAAAATTTGGAGGACTCAAACATAATTCATGGTCATTTTATCGAAAATAATAGTTATTTGATTGAAAGCCAAAGCGTTTTGATTAATAACCAAAGTTCTAACATTGAAACTAACATGATTGATATTGGTGCAAACAGTGAAAATATTGAAATAAATATTGTTAATATCGAAACTAACAATTATGATATTTCATACAACAAAGAATCGATTGAGAATAATAAATTTAAAATAGAAACAAATGGAATGGACATTGTAAAAGTTATGAAAGATTATGATTCACTAAAAAATATTGTTGAACTCAATAGTCAAAATATTTCGAACATTTCAAATGAAATTAAAGAAATCAATAATAAATTATCATTGATCATTTTCAGTTTGCAGATTGAAAATGTAACTTTGAATGATCACATTGTTAGTGTTGAAACCAACAATAATACATCTTTTGGAATTTCCAAAAATGTAATATTTGAAGAAGAAATCATGTTTGAATTTCTCTTGTATTCTTCAATTCTTATTGCAGTAATAACTCTTGTCATCGTAATAGTGTGTTGTTTGTATCATAAATTTTCTAAAAATATTCATGAAACTTCCAGAATTCAGAGAACTTCTACACGAGTTCCAAGCTTGATTTATCCTTCTGGAAGATGTATTTCGGCTTGAATTTTTTTGGTCAATGAACAAAAACAACCAAAATATGTCTTAAATAAACCATTCAAAATAAATTTTTATTTTGACAAATAATCAATGAATAATAATGACCAATAGATATTTTGGCACCAATGAAGTTTTAAAATGGGACAAAAAATCTCAAAAAAAAATTCAAAGGTTAACTGTTTCAAAGCTTCGTAACACGAGAATGGACCAAACAAATTTTGGTTTTGGGGATTTTATCAAAATATAATGGTAACTCCCCACAGTAACCCTCTAAGTAATACAAAAATAACCCCCTGACAGTAGTGGTTATCATTTAATGGACTGAACATATTTATTAGAATGTTTTTTTCTTTTGATTTATGACCGTACAAGAATCCTAAATAAATATATTTTTCGACAAATTGAAACCATTGTATAAACATACTAAAGTTCATTAAAGGATAGGTAATCAAACTATGAAGTTTAATCAGTAAATCTTATCCTTTAGAAACCTAACGATTAATAAGTCTAGGATTCCAAAGACTGTAAAAGGATAGATTAACGCCGATAAAACCCACCAAATCATTGTTTTTCGTGAAAATTCTGTTGGTATTTTCTTTTTATGTGACATAATGCTATCACATGAATATTAAGATAACCATTTATGCCACAATTTACTAATATTTAACTCACTGTAAGAAACGCTTTTAGACCATGGTGAACCATGATGATATTTAACAATGTTAGTTTTCCAAGGTCTTAAATTTTGTCGTTTTATAAATTTATCATTTTCTTGTAAATTATCTGTTTTTCCAAATAAAGTTATCATTCAAATACCTTTTGTAGTGAAAATTTCAAATGTTTCTTTTGTTCCCAATCTTTTTTGATTTATTTTCTAATAATGTTCATACACCTTTCTATTTTTATTCATTTGTTTTCAAATACATAATGAATAATTTTTCCAATATATTTGACTTGTTCTGTTACAACCAAAATTTTACAAACTTCCATATGATTAATTTTCTAATATTATTGGCGATGGTTCATGATTTGATGAGTGATTTGTCATTACACAACAAGAGATATTGTTTGACTGTTTGTCTGAAAGTTTCAAAAATACAAATATTCAATGAAGCTTCATTTGAAATAATACCCAATTACAATAGAAACGTGAATTATTTAAGAATATTCCATTTAATCCAATTATATTCTGACATTTATCTATAGAAATTAATTCATTGATATTAATCAAATTATTATTTTCATTGTAGATATTAATATCTATGTTATTTTTTTTGTTTACAGGAACTTCTAAAACCAATGAATCAATTTTATCTTCTTGATTGATCGTTGGTATGAAATATTCAAGTAATGTTTCTGTTCCAGCACTTTTATTGAACCATTTGTCAAATTTCTTGACCAATAATCGTAAAATGTAATTATCAATTTTCACAAACAAATCTAAAACATTTTTATTTGTGATTTCAAAGTTAATATACATTTTATTGTCATATTTATAGAAATTTTGACAACATTTCATTTTGTTTGTTTGAATATAAATATCAGAATTATTTTTAATAAAATAATTTTTGTTTGTTTTTTCTGGTTTCAAAAGATTCACAAATTGTTTTAAATTTAATAATTTAAATTCATTAAATTTATGAATTATTACCATTTATCTATAGCAATAATTTTAAAAAAATTAATTTCCGCAATTGTTGGAAAATAGTTAAATTGGTTATTATCGAAAAACGTTTGAACTAACAAATTCAATTATTCCCTAATCACTATCAAGTAGCATCACAAATTTGATTTTTTTTTTAAAACACATTGAAATAATTTAGATATGGAAAATATCATGGATCTTAGTTTGGACGAAATTATTTTAATGAAAAATAAATTGTCTTTGGAACAAAAACTTGAAATGTCTCTTGACGAAATCCATGAACATAAATTGAAGTATAATTATAAGTATAGAAACAAACATGTATCATTAATTTTGAATAAACACAAATTGGAACAAGAGTTAGATAACTATTTTATTGAAAATATGACGAAATGTTATAACTGTTTGAGTTATGGTATAATCAAAAAAACACTTGTGATTGTTCCATGTCTAAACTGTGCCAAAGATCCAAATATTGGAGGTGGAAAATGGATGTGGAATGGTAAACATAATTTGGGTTCTTTAATGAATGAAGAAGTTTCCCCTGAAAAATTGGCTCTTATAACTTATTCTCACATAAAACGTTTGAGATTTAATTTTGAAAGAACAGAACGTTTCCAAGACATATCTTTTATTGAATATTGTTTGAAACAACTACCACCCATATCCCATAAATATTTTAAACTTCTTATTGATAGTGATTAATTTTCTATCAATGGATATTTGAATACTTCAATTAAATCATTATTTTCTCTGATTAAAAGCTCATCTATTTTTTTATGTAACTCTCGAATTTTATTATTTTGATATTTCATTTCTTTTAAAACTTCAAAAAAAGCATTTTTTTCTTTTTTAACAATCACAATGTCATTTTTATCTCCTCCACTCACTAAATAATAAATTCCTTTGGTTGTTTTGCGTAATATCCAATAAGTTGTTCCAAATAATACTTCTAAAATGTAATAGCTCAAAAAAAATAACATTGAAATACTATAATTTTTAATCTTATTTTATTTTAATTTTAAATTTTAATTTTAAATTTTAATTTTTTATTATTGGAATCATCATTTTCCCTGTTTTTTAGAAGTTTTTCCAGTCTTTTTAGGATGTTTTCCAGTCTTTTTGAGATGTTTTCCAGTCTTTTTAGATGTTTTTCTAGTCTTTTTAGACGTTTTTCCAGTTTTTTTAGACGTTTTTCCAGTTTTTTTAGACGTTTTTCCAGTCTTTCCAGAAGTTTTTCCAGTCTTTTTAGACGTTTTTCCAGTCTTTTTAGACGTTTTTCCAGAAGTCTTTCCAGTCTTTCCAGTTTTTTTAGGAGTTTTTTTGGAATCACCAATATCTGTTTCCTTGGAATCACCAATATCTGTTTCCTTGGAATCACCAATATCTGTTTCCTTGGAATCACCAATATCTGTTTCCATGGAATCACCAATATCTGTTTCCTTGGAATCACCAATATCTGTTTCCATGGGATCACCAATATCTGTTTCCATGGGATCACCAATATCTATTCCCTTGGAATCACCAAT